AGGTAGAAAGATCAGAGTAACTGATGGAGGTGCTAATGTAGTCGAAGGGACAATTGCGTCTACTTCACACGGATCAAGTTTACAAACTATCAATATGACAGGTATTACTTTAGCTTCTGGTACTCCTACAAAAGTTGAAATTGGTATAGATACTGCTGCGTTTGGTGGAAAATTAATCTTTGATGATGACGGTGATACATATATGGAAGCACCGACTGACGATACATTAGACATTTATGTAGCAGGTGCAAAAGACTTTGTAATCACAGCGAATACATTTACTGCTGAATCTGGTAGTACGATTGCTGCACAAGCATTAACAGCTACAACTGTAACTGCTAGTGGTATTATAAAAACAGACGACACAACTGCTGCAACAAGCACAACAGATGGATCACTACAAACCGATGGTGGCTTATCAGTAGTTTTAGATGCAGTTATTGGTGATGATTTATATATGAAAAGTGATGCTGCTGTTATACACTTTGGTGCAGACAGTGAAATTACTTTAACACACAATGCCGATGCTGGTCTTACTTTAGGTGGTACTACACCTACGTTAACCATGGGTGATGGTGGAGCAGAAGATACTAAAATAATATTTGATGGCAACGCACAAAATTTTCACATAGGACTTGATGATACAACTGATGATTTAGTGATTGGTTTAGGTAATACTCTTGGTACTTATCCTGCTATAACTATAGATGAAAATACAAATGTTACGATTCCTGATAGTTCATTGACTGTTATAGGTTCAGGAAACTATGCTTTACTAACTTTAAAAACAACAGACGATGATACGGCTGAAGGACCATTTTTAAATTTTGTTAGAGATCCATCTGGTGTTGCAAATGGTGATTTAGATGGAACTATTAAATTTACTGCTGATAATAATGCTGGAGAAGCAATTGTATATAATGAATTACAATCGTCTTTAGGTAATGTAGCAGATGGTTCTGAAGGTGGTCGTATAACTCTTTATCAAATGATTGCTGGTACAGCAAGAAATATCATGGACATAAGTCAAGGTAATGTAATTTTTAACCAAGACAGTATTGATGGAGACTTCCGAGTAGAATCTGATGGTTTAACTCATGCACTATTTGTTGATGCTGGTAATAATAGAATAGGCATTGGAGAAGACGCTCCAGATGCAGTAAGATTACATGTAAAACACGATATTCATAACACATTCGCTACAAAATTTGAACATACAGGAGATGTTTCTAGTGTTGCTCCATACGGTATTCAAGTATTTTATTCTGGTGGTGCACCTGATAGTGGAACTGCTAATGCATGTATTGAATTTGCTGATACAGGAGCAACGAGATTTATCGTATATGGAGATGGTGACTGCTATAACCATGACGGTGCTTTCAATGCGATATCTGATGAAAGAATTAAACAAGATATAACTGATGCTAATTCTCAATGGGATGATATTAAAGCATTAAGAATTAGAAACTTTAGAAAAAAAGATGATATACGAGCTTATGGTGATGACGCAAAAACTCAAATTGGTGTGATTGCTCAAGAGGCACTACTAGTCAGTCCAAAACTAGTAACAGAAGTTAAACCGACACCTGCTGATGTACAATCGTCTTCAGAATTTGGAACTCTCTATGAAGATGGAGATACTATACCAGATGATAAAGAAATAGGAGATGTTAAAGAAGTTAAAGATCACGTTAAAGGTTTTAAATATTCTATATTACATATGAAAGCTGTTAAAGCTTTACAAGAAGCTATGACTCGTATAGAAACTTTAGAAACTAAAGTAACTGCATTGGAGGGTTAATATGTTTACATTAAATCAAAAAGAATATGATGAAACTACTCTATCTAACAAAGGTAAAAGTATTTATCAAAAGCTAATGAGAGTTGGAGAACAGAAATCTGACTTAGATATATTAGCTAATTTTTGGACTGCTCAATTACAGGCTGAACTTCCTAAAGAGGAATCTAAAGAAGAACCTAAAGAGGAATCTAAAGAGGAACCAAAGGAAGTAAAAGCCAATGGAACAGCAGAATAAAGAAGCAATTATCCGTATCGAGGGTAAGCTAGAGCTTATGGACAATAAGCTTACTACCCTCAAGGATAATCACCTCGCCCATATCGAGAGAGATATGCGTCAGCTAAGAGGATTAGTATGGTTTATTGGCACAACTGTTTTTGTACAAATGCTAGTCTTAATAATTCGTACCCTTATGTAGTATTGCACATCTTGTGCAAATCAAATAAAACTCAAGTATGTCAAACAGATGTATATTGATTATTTCAGATACTCACTGTCCTTATCATCATCAAGATTTAATTTCTTTCTTAACTTCAATTAAGAAAAAATATAAACCTGATCGTGTAGTTCACATTGGTGACGAGACAGATAAACATGGTCTTAACTTTCATGGTCAAGACCCTGACCTGCCAAGTGCAGGTGATGAGCTATTTGAAGCGAGAGAAACTATTCACGCCATTGAAAAACTATGGAGCAAAGTAGATGTCTTACACTCCAATCATGGAAGTCTTGCGTACCGCAGGGCTTTTAAAGCAGGATTACCTAAAGCCTATATGCGAGATTATAATGAAGTCTTAGAAGTAGGTAAGGGATGGAAATGGCATAGTGAACTAACCATAAGATTACCCAATGGAGATGATGTACATTTTCATCATGGTAAATCAGCAAACATATTAACCGTTGGACAAAAGCAAGGCACTTGTTATGTGCAAGGACACTATCATACCAAGTATGGAATTTCGTACTGGGGAAATCCGTCATCGCTTTTATGGGCGATGCAAGTAGGGTGTTTAATTGATAAAGACGCATTAGCTTTTGCGTATGACAAAGTATTCAAAGATAGACCGATCATTGGTTGTGGAATAATTATAGATAGCCAACCCAAACTCTTACCAATGGTCTTGAATAAAGGTGGAAGATGGAATAAAGTCTGTCCATGAAAACACTAGACAGGCAAGTAAGTGGAGATCACTACAAAAGGTTTATTATTCAACCAGCAGAGTTTATTAATGTTAATAATCTTTTTTATGCCGAAGGCAACGTCATAAAGTACGTTTGTCGGCACAAATTCAAGGGGAAAAAGGAAGATATTAAAAAGGCTATACATTATTTGGAAATGATTATAGAAAGGGATTATGAGTAGCGTGGCGAGAATGGAAGTGCCAAATAGGATGCGATCCGTCAATGTGCGTATGCTTATTGACACGATGCCTATAGTTTCCACAATAGATTATATTATATCTGAGTCTGGTGTTTTGCCTGTAGCAGTATGGGTAAAAACCAAGAAATCAGAATCTACACTAGATAGAGAGCTAAGAAGCTCTGGAAAAGCAGTATCTTTACTTTTACAATATGGGTGTTCTTTGAAAGAAGTGTCAGAAACATTTACAAGAGATAGCATTATTGGTTCAGTAGTCTGGTATTTAAACAAAAACTTAGACGATATTCTTTCAACTAAACAACCTGAAAAAGCACCAAATCTATCTACTCAACCAACTGGATATACAATAAAGTGAACGATATTAAAGAACGCATAAAAGCACACGAAGGCTATAGGTTAGAGCCTTACCATTGTACCGAAGGACACCTTACTGGTGGCTGGGGTCATAAGATATTAGGTAAGGAAGTAGTACCTACTTCTCAGGATGGGTGGGAAAACCTATTTAATAATGACTTTGAAAAGGCGTTTAATGGGGCAAATTCACTCATAGGAGAACATTTAGAGAACACTGAATGGTCGGAACTACCTGAACCTAAAAAACACGCTATAACAGGCGTTTTGACGGAAATGTGTTTTCAGCTAGGACAAGCAGGAGTAGGCAAATTTAAGAAGATGTTTACTGCTCTTGGCAAATGTGACTTCAAAGAGGCAGCCTCACAAATGAAAGACTCACGCTGGAACAAGCAAACTCCAGCACGTTGCTTAGAACTAAGCGGCATTATCCAAAACTTATAAGGAAATATTATGTTACAATTTTTGATTAAACCCCTTTTAGGGGTCGCTGGTGATATGATTAAAGGCGTAGTTGCAACCAAGAAAGCCAAATCAGAAGCAAAGCTAACCGAGATTAAAGCTGCTACAGCATTAAAAGAGCAGCAGATCGCCGGAAAAGTGTCGTGGGAAGCATCAGCAGTAGACCAAATGAAAGGGTCGTGGAAAGACGAGGTAAGTCTCGTTGTCCTACTTGCTCCAGCAGTTCTTGTGTTCATTCCAGGATGTCAGGAATATGTTAAAAGTGGTTTTATTGCCTTGCAAGAACTCCCAACGTATTATCAGCATTTATTATATATAGCGATTTCTGCGTCATTTGGGATCAAGGGAGCTGGTCAAGCTGTTAAAATGTTCAAGAAAAAATAATTGTGAATGTACTTCATAATTACCGCAATGCTATTTTTCAATAGTTCTGAACAAGTAATCTATACACAATATGATAAGGCTACATTTGATTCTGCACCAACCTGCCAAGAGTTTTTATTCCACAACAAAGTTAATCTAATTAAAGAGCTTTTTGAAGTTCACAATCAAAATGGTGACATGAAGGGCTTTGAGTTCTTCTGTCAGAGCAGATCCTCAACTGAACAACAAGAACCAGGACAAGAGATATGATGAAAAACATAATTATAATCGCAGGTGTGGTTGCAATAATGCTATGGGTATTTTCAGCATTAATGGACACTGCTATAGCAGATAATGATTTAACAAGTTCTGGTGCAACAGACAATACACAAACTAATGAATCAGGATCCAATACAGCAATTACAGGAGGTTATACCAGCACTGCTAGTACAACTTATCAAGATGGATCTACTTCTAGTACCACAACAAACAACGAAACTACAAACAATGCATATACTGGAGATTCTAGAGTAGTACCATCTGCTTCAGCCCCTAGTATTTCGGCAATGTCACAGGATTTATGTACAGTAGGGATAAGTGCTGGTGGTCAATCCTTCTCTTTTGGAGCAAGTATTGGTATGACAAAACGAGATATGAATTGTGAGAGAATGAAGTTATCTAAACTTCTTTATGACTTTAATATGAAGGTAGCTGCTGTATCTATACTCTGTCAAGATGCTAGGGTGTTTCAGAGCATGGCTCACGCAGGGACCCCCTGCCCGTTCAACGGAAAGATAGGCAGTGAGGCTCTAGCAGAATGGAATAAATACGACAAACAAAGACCAGACTATGAAGAGTACACAAAAGCACTTAGATATATGGAAGAAGTTGATAACGAAATATTGGAAGGGTTAGATGATAAAGAAAGCTATATACTTGACAGTAATGGCGAGCCTACTAACATTCTCAAGTAGTGCCGACACTGTAATTTTACAAGACACACCGAACCCAGGCGATACTACAAGCGTTGAAACTATAACTACTGGTAATCCTGTAACAACAGATAATTTACTGAGTCACGATTGGACTGATGGGAGTTGGACTGGAACTATGTTCCCCGATTCATCAGACATTAACGAATCAATTTACCTTACGGGCAAAGATGGAAAGTATGCAGAAAGTACAATCCAATCGGAAGGAATACTAACAGAAGCGGAAATCCAACAAGGACTAACCTCTACTTTATCCGCAGAGATTAGATGGTGGAATCAGTGGGAGTCAACCGTTACCATGACCCAGACCGCTACAGATTCAAACGGAACAACAACGCAATCAATTTTATTAGAAGATCCAACTAATCATAACTATCAGTTTAACACTTACTCAAACACTTTAATAATTGCTCCTGATACAGAGAGTACACACGGTTCACTTACAGCAAGATTTAGTTTTGATGTAGATGATAACGCTGGTAACTGGAACGGTGGTCATAGTGGTGTTGATATAATTGAACCAGACTTAAAATTAAATTATAATGCACTAACCCAGACAACAGTAACTACAGTTGAGTATTGTTGGGAAAAGAACCCACCAACTTGTCCAGCCCAGGATGAAATAGCTGAAGTTGAAACTATCTTAGATACTTTTGAAGATGACTTAGATGACTTATATCTAACTGATATATACCAGTATGAAGAGGAAACTTTCATACCTGAAACCATAGACTTTGAATACTCATTCAATCCTGAGATCTTTGAGGAAGAAGAGTTTGAAATAGAAGATGACTATTTAGCC